CGCACCACCCGCATTTATACCAATGCTCTTGTGTTTCTGTTGTTCGTTCTGCCACCGTTACTCTTTTCGGGCTGTCTTCCCATATAGCAAAATTTCTTTATAATCCTGTTCAGTCCACGTCTGGCCTTTACGCTTACCGGCCATTTGAAAAACGCGTAACCCCTCTTTATACTCAGGTGTGTTCGCTCCTGCTGTTGGAGTTACGGAAGAATCAGTTAAACCTTGATCTATGCTGGCGATTCGCTTTTGCTCTGCATCTATCGCGTCTTTTTTCATCTGTTCAACTTCCTCTTTGGTATACGTTTCTTTATCAGTAGACTTTACAGACTTGCGCTCTCTCATTTCAGCAGCTAATAAGCCAGGGCCTGTAACTTTATCCCTATACTTCGGGTCTTCGTGCATCAAGTCCATCATTAAAGCAAAGTCTTTGTTCTCAGCCCTAATAACGTCAAGTGCCTCTTTTACCGATTTCCCCTCAGCGATAAGTTCTGTTTGTCGCACTTCCTGGTTACACTCAGGAAACTCTGTGAAAAAACTTTTAACTGAATCGCTCTGATCAACTGCACTCTTCTTTTCCATCACACGAGCGTCTTGTTCGGATTTCCTGCGAAACCCGCGCTGCACTAGCCACTCGCTTGCCTCTGTATAATCTTCAAGAAGATACTCTTCAAGTTCCTCCTTAGACATCTCTCTTCTTTCGCCCCGGTCAAGGTCTTTATCTTCATCAACCATGCGCACATAACTTTCCTTTGCTGTTTCTGCATCAACAACTGCATCAGACTTTATGCTCCCGGAGTTTTCTAACGCCACTTTCATTTGGGCAATACGGTCTTCAAGCATCTTGATAGTTTCTGCATCTGTTGTCCGGCCATCTTTCGCTGCCTTTAACTCTCCGCTTAGTTCATCAAACCGCTTGTTAGTCTTCTCTTGCCACTCGGTCAACTTCTGCTCAGGTGTCTTGGCGTCTTCTTGTTGCTGCATGAGTTCCTGCTTACGAGTCGTTTCCTCTTCGTTCAGGTCATCATCCTCTGTTGCAAGAATTTCAACGTCTGTCTTGGATACTTTATCTTCATCCCCTTGCTTCGTTTCCTCTTGTTCGTTATTTTCGCTGCCTTTGGTCTTTTCGGTTTCGGTAGACGATTTGTCCGCGGATGCGCCCTTTGATTCATCCTCTGTTTTCTGGTCAGCTTGAACCTTTTCATCAGCTTCGAGTTGTGCCATCTTCTGCTCTGCTATCTCAGAAACCCTGTCTTTCTCTACTGCTTCTGTCGTCATTTAAGTTCTCCATACAGTTTATTTAACGGAGATGTAAGACCTCCGTATGTTAATTTAACCTTGCTTAATTCGCTCTATTTCATCCCGGAGTTTTTCTTTCTTCATCCTTGAACCAGGGCCTTTCAGCTTTGCGATCTTATTCTCTAGCTTGGCTATACTGGCTGTCTTCGGGTCAATTTCGCTCTCCTGCACTGGCGGCAACGGTGCTGCTACCTCAGCCTTGCTCTCGTCAACTTTCTTAACAGCATCTTCCCGCTCAACTTTAAGCTGCTGCTTATACCGTTCAACCTTGTCATACTCGGATCTTAACCGTTCACTGTCTTCAATAGCCTGCGCTTGCGTCATAAACTTTCGTGCCGGGTTATCTTCCTTTACGAAAATAGTGGCTTTCTTCTGCTCTTTTAATGTTTTTTGCGTCATTACCATTATGCCTGATCCTCCCTCAATTTGGTTAATTCGTTCTTCCTGCCGCTTACCAATGTCAGTATCTTGTTCGGCTCTTTACTACGAGCCAGCCATTCTCCGGCTTTACGGTCTTCGTGGCTCTCTAAACATTGGTGCGATTTTTCAATGCAGTATATCCTATGTTTATTTAAAAGGGCTTTCAATACTCGCCACCCTCTTAATCTCGTTAGTTCGGTCAGCGATTCAAGTTCTTCAACGTCTGCTCCTGTGAATTGCTCAGGCATTAACAGCATCCTCCTTTTTCATCCGGCCAGCTTCTACATCTTGGATCATTCCCATTGCCATCTTATTAGCCTCTTGCTCTTGTTGCTGCTGCTGCATCTGCTTCATCATCATTATCTGTAACCTGAACAAGAACACGTCAAGGTTCGGGATATACTCAGGGTCTAACTCGTCGCGTTTCTCTTCGTTGAGTTCCATGAATCCCATATATATCTCAAGAACGTCATCCGTCGGCTCTAACTCAGGTATTTCCCCTTGCCGGATCTGAGTCCATAAATCTTTAACTAACTTTGACTGGCCAAACTGCGCCTTTGGCTCTGGCGGCATATACTTCTCAACGTCAGCGTAGCCCATTGCCTTTGCCGCATTGACCGTTATATTCCAGCTGCCTTTGGGGTTCATCATTGGGTCAAACCACGGTGTCATTGACAACGATTCAAGCGCCCATAACGCTATTTGTTTCTTCAACGCCTTTGACCCGGAAATAATGTCAGGTGTCATCTTGGCGTCGTATCCACCGCGGATGGTTTCAATTGAAAGGTTCTTAAACATCTTCCTGCCATCTTCGCCTAATATCCTATCGCCTAAATCTGGCGGCGCCCAGTCTTGATACATCTCGATCCATAAAGTAACCGCCTCGCAGATATCGACAAGTATCCTGTTGACCCACAACCCAAACCGCGTATCAGAGTTGCTCTCAATCATTTCGTCTTGCCCTAACGTCTTGCTCTGGTTGTTGCGTGACTGGAAGTATGACGCTGCCCCTGTCAACCGTTCAATTATCTCAAAGAACAATTCAAAGTCTGTTGTTGCCCACGCTAAACTACGCGTTAAATTGGGGATATTAACAGAGTTAGGGTCGCTTGTCGGTATCATTGTACCAGGCTTGATACGCCGCTCTTGCTCTTTAAATCCCTCGTCTGGCGCATAATATCCGAAAGGACAATTCTCAACGTATTGGAAATCGCTCTTCTGGTTATATGTATTGTTAAACGCATTTACCGGGTCTTCGATCAAGTACGGTAACGATTTGCCGCGGACAAACCCAGGTCGCCTGATAAACGGGCTGCCTACATACGGCCGCTTACCGCTCCTAGTTATCTTCCTCAACGGCTTACCAGCAAGAAACTTGCGCGTCTTCGGCTCAACTGTGAACCGATACTCTTCATCCCTACCGCTCTTTTCATACTTGCCGTACCATACAAACAAGTCTATTGGAAACAACCGTAGATCGTGGTCAACCAACTCGCTTTCTTTGGTAATACCTAACGACTTCGCCTTTTCGTCTTTCAATAAGTCAAGCTGGTTATCGTAACAATACTTGCGTAACGTGTTCACATACTCTTCTGTAACACCAACGAATATACCGCGTTTGCCATCATCAAGGATATCTTTAGCTGTCTTATGCACTCTATGTATCAAATGCTGCTTTTCTTGTAACGTACCGCCATGCTGAGGGAATAACAGGTCGCTTACATCAGGGATGTTTTCAATGATCCCTTTCTCAAACCGTTTACGCTCGGTCTTAATATCGTACCCCTTGAACTTACCTAACATGTTATACTTCGGGATGCGTTTATCAACCCATTCGTACCATACTTTCCAATAAATATGGAAATACGAGATACCCTGCTGTATCTTATTGCTGATGAAATCGTCTACTTGCGGGAAGAAATTGGCTTCTTTAGCACCAAGCCCCCACTTTGTGAACTTCTCCAACTGTTCCCTATGGTCAACGTCGTTGTTTTCAGTCGCTTGAAAGTGTATTGTATCGGGATTATAACATGTGGCTAGTAGCGTGGCTTGATATGCGTCACAGTTTGCGGCACATAACCCTAAGTTACGGTCAGACATCCATTCTTCTTTCTCTAACGCTTCAATAATAGATGGTCTTTCGCCGTCGTACATCTGGATATCTTTTTGCCGCTGCTGCAACCACCCGCTCATTGTTATCAGGTCAGCATCTATATCTTGAACAACCATGCGTACGATCTTCTCTTGCTCTTCAACCGAGAATTTATCCGTTTCCAGTTCAGGCGCAGTACGCTCGATATTGACTTCAACTGGGTTTTTCTTATCTCTTGCCATTATAATCCTCCAAGCCTGTTCTTCCCGTTATCTTTACCAGGCACAATTATCTCAGAGCCTTTCTTTGCCCTGTAAGAATCCAAATCCTTTTTGTTTACATACGCACGAATAAAGTTATCTAAATCAAACAGCGCTTGTACCAGGGCTGCTCTTGGCGCATCACAGCTTGCTACCGGCATAATACCCGCGTTACCATCATCATCACGCGCTTGTACGATACCAATAACAACATCACTCATTTTGACAAACTCTTCCGGGTGTGCTGCAAACTCAGCCTTTTTCTGATCTAACCGTTGCTTTGCCTCTCCCATGTCGTTCCTCTCTCTTCCGCTTGCATAACAAGCATTGACACGTTCCTAAACACTCTTTCATACCCGTTGGGTAAACTGACCTACTCTTGTGCGCCATGTATCTCCCCGTGCGCTATAAAAATTGCACAACTTACTGCAACCACATATATTAATCCCCATGCCACGAATAATATCATCAATAAGCCTTTCGGAACTTCTCTTCTGCCTGCTGTGGTAATACATACACCAACCCGCTCATTACTCCGTACCGTATACAGTCAGGAAAATCTTTCCACTTCTCTTGTGGTCCAACCTTATCCTTTTCATCACCACTTGGCGTTGTCACATCTTTACGGGAATACCTCAGCATCCCAGTAATTGAGTTTGTGCAGTTGTCACAGAACATTAACTTCGGCTGTACGATTATCTCGCCTGTATCAGCCCTATCGTAGTACAACCATTCTCTAACCGCCAAATGTCCGGCTTCCATTGCATCAATACCATCCCGGAAGTGTAACCCTAACTTAGCCAACTGTTTCTTAGGCGTTGTGGATGCTTGTCCACCTTGCCGCTGCGCCAGTTGTACCGTCTTATTGCCGAAGTTCGGGTCTAATATACGCTTGTGTACGGTTGTTCCAAACAAATCTTTGATGTTTTCTTCTTTAGCCCTGATAACAGCTGCGTAATCTGCATACGTTTTATCGTCATATTTCATCTCAATAAACGAACGGTTAGGATACTCGTCTATCACATAAGCTGTGCCGGTCTTGTGTATTGCTATCCACACCATTGCCCACGGCTTACGGTCATGCGGATCAAGAACGTGGTAGATCGTATACTTGCCTTCCGGCATTGATTCTATATCCGTGACGTGTACCAGCTTGTTCATGGCAACATAGATACGCCCATGCAAATTCAAGGGTATACCAAAGATTCTACATAGTTTTTCATCTCTTGGTAATAGCTTCGCCTCTTCTTGAACACGGTCTTGATTAATGTACTTATTTTCTATTGACCATAAATGGAAGAACTTAAAATCGCCTTTCTCAGCGATTCGAGGAAGAGTGCTATCCACCATCTCAGCATATTGGGATTCGATAACATCATGGTCTTCGTATATATCAGCGATCAACTCTGTTATCCCTTTTAACGCTGTCATAGACAACAACATTTCGCCGTCACGGTCAATCAAACGCATCCGACATTCTTTGTATATATCAATACCACACTCTTCATCCAGCCAACAAATATCAATCACATCTCCCTGGAACGCCTCGCGTGACTGATCGTATGACTTGAACGTGATTAAAGTATTATTGTCAAAGAGCAATTTTCTGTTCGTGAACCCGTTTATTTCATTATACTTACCGTATTTTATACGATTCTTAGGGCATAAATCCCAAATCTTCTTCTGCTGTACGGCAATAGAATCTTGATAAGTTTCAGCCACCGCCCATATTCTCTGGTTACTTTTAGCAATAGCTTTCGTAAGTATATAGTACGCAACGGCTTGGGTTTTTCCCGCGCGATTTCCCCCGAATAGACAACGAGTCTTTGCCTTGTCTTCAATAAATAGCTTTTGAATAGGCAATAGTTCTTGAAATGGTAACGGATTAATCTTTTGTTGATATTTGAGTTCCTGCTCAATTTGTACAAGCCTTTGTTCGTCCTTCAACGATCCTGTTTGCAATTTCATTCGCTTCCTCTTGCATATCATTAACAGTCATTCCCTCATTCTCAACATGTAAATGACTCCTGATAACTAATTCGTTGACCTCGCGCCATTCACTCGGCTTTCTAACTTTAAGCCAATGAATACATGCGGTTACGTCAGGTGGGAAATGTTTGGTTGTTTCGTGGGTAACTATTTCGCCATTATTGCAGAAAACTTTCTCTTCTGGATGATTATATCCGATAGCACGTTCAAACAGCGACCTTTCGACCATTTTATCAGCTACATCTTTCCCCTCTCTTATAGCACACGAAAATTTCCTATCATCTTTTATCCATTTATCGATAGTTGAACGACTT